CTGTTAGAACACAGATTATTTTTACCAAACTGCTAACTGACACTCTACTTCAGCTCCAAGATAGAAGAAAAAAAGAGATAGAAAAGACAATTGCTGAGAATGTATCTCTAAGTGATAGATTTACAAAGGAGGAACTGAAGATTTTAACTGATACCCTTACACAGCTTTCTGACAACCTAAATGCTCAAATTGTTTGGGCAGTGGTAAAAGTGATTACAGCTATGTTTACTGACATAAAAGACTTGTATGGCATGGAAGAGGATGTAGAGGATTTATATGGGATGAAGAAGGACATAAAAGACCCGTATGGGATGAAAGGAAGCTAAAATGGCAGAGTATGAAAGATATGAAAAAGGTGGGACTAAACAATTTACTGTCAGCTTTAGTGTTGCACCAGGTGTAACTCCCTCATTGGCTATTTACGACAAGAATGAAACTCTAGTGTCCAGTGCTACGGCATCACAGAGCAGTGATTATGATTACTATGTTATCCAGACGTTACCCAGCACTGTTGGTTTGTATAGCTACGTGTGGAAGGTAACTATTAGTGGGAAAGATTACATCAGTCGGGGGCTGTTTGAAGTAATAGAGACAACGGCAGATGAGGCTGGGTTGTATAGTCATCCAAATGACTTGCGACGGTTGTATAAAAAACTAGACCAATTAGACTTGACTAATGAAGATTTACGACAATATATCGCTGACGCAGATGCAGTGATAAATGCCAGACTGTCTTCCATGTATACTGTCCCTTTTGCCACCAGTGTGAGTAGCTTTCCCCCACTGATTGGTAAGCTTAGCAAGACACTAGCATTGGTAGAGATATTGGATGACTATGCTATTCATGTGGGGACTGATTTACTTGATTGGATTGAGGGGAAAAGGGAAAAGATAGAAAAAACTATCACTGCCTTGGAAGTAGGGAGTTTAACCTTGGTGAATACGGCAGGAGAGGTGATAGCAAGGAAAGTTGACACGGAGGTTTGGTCTAGCACTGAGGACTATCATCCTACCTTTGCGATGATAGAGTATGAGGAGCAGTTTATAGATGATGACCGTATTGATGATGAGGAGGATGAACGGGATTTATAAAGGAGGACATAAAAATGCCACCTGGTGTAAGGCCAATTAATAAGGAGGATTTTGAACAGATTACAGATGTTAATGTAAAGCTGAATATTTTGTTTGAGTATATAGTCAATATAAATGATACCCTATCTACCCAGAAACATACATGTGGAAAACGGTTTGATAAATTGGAAAACCGTAGATGGAGGGATAGAGGGGTGAGTGCAGTGACTGGGTTTTTTGGTGGATTTTTTGCTGTGTGGACTAAGGCTATTTGGTGGAAGTAGGATGATAAAGTTTGAGGTAGATACTAGAGAGGCAAGGAAGAGGGCCGAAGTAGTGGCAAGGGCACTGGGGGACCTTGCTCCAGCAATGAAGGAGATAGGGGAGGCATTGCTTGGTAGATGGCAGAGGGGGTGGAGGAGAGAACATGACCCATATAGACAGCCTTGGAAACCCCTTAGTCCAGTGACTATTGCAAGGCGGAGGAAGGGTAAAGGTAAGGGTAGGCCAAAGATATTGGCTGATACGGGAAGACTGCAGCAAAGTTTTATTTATGTTTTTAGCCAGCGGGGAGTAGAGTGGGGGACTGAGGTAAGATATGCCCCTACACACCAGTTTGGAGCTAGAAAAGGACAGTATGGAAGGACAAAACGAGGAGTGCCTATCCCTTGGGGTGATGTCCCAAAGAGGATGTTGCTACCGTTTGAGGGGTTGTGGGAAGGGGATTGGGATTTGGTAGTAAAAATAATTAGCAGACATGTGATGAAAGAGGAATAACAGAGTGTATAGCTTGAAGGATTATGAGGATAAGGTTTTAGATGCTTTGGAACCTTTATTAAAAGAAAAAGGTGGGTACTTGAAGGCACTGAAAGGGTATGCGGGTGAGCTGGCCAGTGAAGAGGCACTGACAAAGTTTTTTGTTAACCAGTTTCCAGCCGTATTAGTGAAAGTGTCTTCAGCAGAGTATGAGTATGCTGACCAGGAGTGCACACGGGAGACTGTGACAGTTGACCTCTTGATTGTAAGCCAAAGTTACCAAGACCAGTCAGAGGCAAGAGGGGGAAGCAAGGGGGCGTATACAATACTAAAGGACATAATGGAGAAGCTGAAAGAGAAGACACTTGGACTATCCATTAGGCCACTTAAACCAGTAAGGGCTTGGGAGCTGTATTCTACCCCACAAGTGGTTTTTTGGGCGGCTCAATACCAGTTGATAAATGATTGCATTGAGAACGTATAAATTTTTAGGCTTAATTTCCTTAATAACTATTAGAGATATGAATGAAGTTATAGGAGGTGAAAGAGAATGGCGGCAATAACAGGAAGAGAGATTATAGCAGCGTTTAAGAAGGCGACTAGTTGGCGAACGGCAGTGGAGGTGGGGTCCGGTGATGGAGTGCTGATTACTAATGAAGCACTAGGGGATATTGGGCGGACACCTATTGCAGATGAGTCCTTAGGGGTGAATTTTATTACTGAGCGGATTGATACCTTTTACCCAGCACCTTCAGGGACGCTGGGGGCAAACATGCGGTATATGGGGCTGGATAAGCTGATTGCTTGTGGAATGGGTTCTACCGCTACTCCTACCTGCATCAGCAGTGGAAGCGACAAATGGGAGCATGCAATTAGGCTTGCACCGAATAATGATGGACTGTTTGGAACGTTTGTAATCAAGAAAAAGACTGACAAAGTGTGGGAGATCCCCAGTCTTAAGGTTACTGGTTTTACCCTCAATGCCACAGTAGGTGAGATTGTTACAGCAGAGTTCAATTGTACTGGTAACAAATGGGAAACAGAGAGCCAGGTAAACAGTACAGACACAATAGCTAATGTAACCTACCCAGATAGGTATCACTGCGTGGTGTTTGATGACAATGCTAAGATTAGGATGAATGCCAGAGATGGAGCTGCATTGAGTGATAGTGATAAGATATACCCACATACCATTAGATTGACTTTTGACCGTCCAATGGAAGAGAACCGTGATGCCAGTTATAATGATATTAGTGAGCCAACTGGTGGTGGTTTCCCCACTGCTACACTGGAGTTGACTTTTGATAAGTATAGCATGAATGATTTTACCACTGCAATTAACAGTGCTACTTTACAGAAACTGGACATCACTTTCACAGATGCTAACAGCTATATGTTTAAGATAGAAGCTCCCTCGGCTAAGATTGTCACAGCAACTGCACCGGTAGGAGGGCCTGGGAAGATAGGACATACAGTGACTTTACAGTTGGATGCTTGTGTTAATACGCCTAATGGAATGCCTTGTACTGAGCCGTTTATGATTACGCTGGTAAATACTAGGTCTGGGGATATATTAGGTTAGAGAGGAGTGTAAAATAGATAGAAAAGGAGGAGCATAGTAATGGGTATTAAATTTAAACTAACGCCAGAGCCGGTATGGATTAAGGCTAGTGACCCTCTGTTTGATAAATCAGAGCTAGGTGAATTTTCTAAGGATGAACGGGATAAGGTGTCTTTTTTGATTAATCCGTTGACTGATGAAGTGTATAGTGAACTGAGAGAGAGGTACACTACAGAAAAGGTAGAAACAGTTTTTGTGCAGGGACGCAGAGAGACTCAGCGTACCACCCAAGTGGACAATGATGGGCTGAATGAGGCTCTGATTGACTATATCGTGAAGGATTGGAAAGGGGTGGTGGATGAGAAGGAGAGGGAGTTGCCTTGTACAAGAGAAAACAAACTAGCCCTAGTAAAGCGAGGGTATCCCATGCTGGGTGTGGCATGGATAGAGGCCTCTCGTATGGTAATGAGCCAGTTTGAGGATTTTTGCCGTAAGTATAAGGAGGAGCAGGAAAAAAACTTGTCCAATTTGCAGAATGGCAGCGGGGGAGACAAAAAGGAATAAAAGATGGAGTAGAAGTGACATGTGAAAAGTGCCAGCAGATGCGAGAGATGGGTTGGCCTAGGCCTACATGTGAAGAGTGTGGGTGGGTAGATCCTACAGAAGAGAATGCTTTTGTCTGGTATATCTTTGTCCGCTATTTCCCCCTTCTTGTAATGCAAAATGGTTTTGGTGGATACGCACTGAATGTTGATGGGTTGGAGTTTATTATGAAGGAGTTTGGGGTAGAGGGAAGGCTGGAATTTATAGAACGATTTTGTTTGCTGGTTAGTATAATGCTTAAACAAGAGGAGGAGGAAGAGGATAAGAGGTAGATGGCTGAGAAGACGCTTAAATTTGTTTTGCTTGGTGAAGATAAGGCGAGCGGAGTTGTTAAAGCTGTTGAGGGATCTATTGCAGACCTTGATAGACAGGTAAAAAAGTCTACCAGAGAGGTTAGCTTGTGGAGGAGGGGGATTGAGGGGGTACGGACAGGGATGCATCGCCTTACCTCTACTGTATTTAGCCTGAAGGGGGCATTACTTGGTCTAGGTCTGGGGTATATTGCCAAACAGACAATAGAAGTGGCCAATTCATTTGAACAGTATCGGATGACACTGCAGGTGTTGGAGAAAGGGATAGATGCTGGAAATAAGAAGTTCCAAGAGTTGTTGGAATTTGCTACCCAGACACCATACCGTATAAATGAGGTAATGGAGGCATACAAGACTCTGAAGGCATACGGCCTTGATCCCACTATTGAAACTATGACTGCCCTTGGTGATACAGCAGCAGCTATGGGGAAAGAAGTACTGCCCCGTCTAGCTTATGCCTTTGGCCAGATGGCTGCCACGGGGAAGGTCATGGCACAGGACTTGATGCAGTTGAGTAACGCTGGGGTAAATGTTGGGGATGCATTGAGAAGTGGATTTAACATAGGGCGGGCAGAGTTAGAGAAGTTGAATGAGGCAATTGCTGCTGGTGTGGTGGATATGCAGGATGTGATTGATGTTTTTATGGGCTATATGCGTGACCAGTTTGGTGGGATGATGCAGAGGCAGATGTCTACCTTGGGTG